ACAACCGTTTCAGAAGTTCAACCAGAAGGAGAACAAGTGTCAGACACTACCGTTCCAGAGACTCCTGCCGTAACTGAAGCGGTAGAAGCTCACAAAGTAGAAGCTGCTGCACCACGTCCAGCATTCTACACATCACCACGTTCACCAATCGTCTCAGCAGGTTCATACCTCGAGCACACAATCAAGGCATCACTAGGCGATGAAGATTCACGCCAGTATGTAAAGGCAGCAGATGACACCAGCACAAATACTGGTCTAACTCTTGCACCACACATGAACGAGTTTGCTACAAACACAATCTCTGGTCGTCCAGCGGTTGATGCAGTATCAAAGGGCGTTCTACCAGCATCAGGCATGTCATTCACATTGCCAAAGATTTCAACAGCTCCAACAATTACTATCGAAGCTGAAAATGGCGCACTCGGTGGAACTGAAATGGCTTCAACATACATCACAGTTGATGTCAAGAAGGCTGCCGGAATCCAGACAATTTCATGGGAATTGCTAGATCGCTCATCACCAGCATTCTACGATCAACTAATCCGCGAGCTAAACGATGCGTACGCTAAGTACACAGACACAGCAATGGTCGCAGCATTCACTGCATCAGGTACAGCAGCATCAACACAAGCTGCAACAATCGCAGGTCTTAAGGCATACATTGCCAAGGAAGTTCCAGCCGCATACGCTGCTTCAGGCAAGTTTGCTACAAACCTTGTTGCTAACACAGCATGGTGGGAGACAATCCTAGGAGCAGACGACACAACAAATCGTCCACTCTTCACAGCTGCACAACCACAAAACGCTCCTGGAGCAGTATCAGGACAATCAATCACAGGTCAGGTTCTAGGACTTAACCTTTCAGTTGATCCACACATGTCAGTAACTACTTTGATTGATGAGTCAGCGTTTATCGTTGCTCCAGATGCATTCAAGTACTACGAAGCACCAAAGACAACTTTGCAAGTCCAGGCTCTTGCTAACGGACAGCTACAAGTTGCTATGTACGGCTACTACGCAATCGCACCAATCTTTGGTGGCGGTGTACGTCGTTTCAACCTTACATAAGAACAACTAACTAATCATGGCGGGGGGGTTGCTCCCGATCTCCCCGCCAGCAGTATAGAGAGGATCGAAATGCCAACTATTATCACAGCCTCACAGCTACGATCTGTGCTTGGCGTTTCGGTTTCTCTTTATTCTGATGCAACACTCGATGACATTATTGACACAGCAGAAGCAGTCATCCTGCCACTTCTCAATTCTTATTCAATTCCAATCGATGCAGTTTCTCTAACCGATAACGTTGCTTACTTTGCAACTGTCGGATTGAACCCTTTTGGAGAAAGTCAGTCAGTAGTTATTACTGGTTGCGGTTCACCTTTCAACGGCACACACACCATTACAACATCTTTGCTTAACGATGATGCATTCTCAGTAGCAATCACAAACGCAGACATCATCTCTAAGAATGTCATCCCTTCAGGATTGGCAACGCTCTCAGGAGCTTCAACCTATGTGGGCAACGCAGCAGTTGAGTCAGCAGTCACAGTAGTTTCAGTAGAAGTATTCCAAAGCCGTACAGCACCAGGTGGACAAATCGAAGGTGTGGACTTTGCTCCGACACCATTTCGCATGGGTCGCTCACTTTACAATCGCGTATCAGGTTTGCTTGGATCAATCGTTGATATAGGAAGCATCGCTCAATAATGCCATCAACGATACTCTCAGCAGTCCGCACACCATTAGCCACAGCACTTTCCGGGGTTGCAGCCAATGTGTTCGCCTATGTGCCAGAGCAAATCCCTGCTCCTGCTGTTGTAGTTGTGCCAGACTCACCTTACTTAGAGTTTGACACAATCGGTAAATCTAGTTTCAGATGCAAGGTCAATATGACCATTACATGCTGTGTTGCTTACAACAGCAATCCAGCAAGCCTCGATAACATCGAGCAACTCATAACAAGTGTTGTAGCCGTCATCCCAGCAGGGTATGAGGTTTCAGCAGTAGATAGACCAACAGTGACAACAGTGGGTGCTAGTAACTTACTGGTCGCAGACATTCGCGTGGCCACATGGTACACGCAGACAGCCTAAGGAGAACAAGTGCCAACAACAGTAATCACAGGGCGCGACCTAGTTCTGACAATCGCAACAGTAAATTACGATGCTCAGACTACTAGCGTTTCACTAACAAACGAAGCAACTATCGATGTCTATCAGACACTAGATGGCAAGGCTTACAAGCACACAGACGATCAGTGGACTCTTGATGTAGCTCTACTATCTGACTGGGGCGTTGCATCATCACTATGCGAAGCAATGTGGACAGCATGCGAGACAGCACCAAACACAACATTAGCAGTATCATTGACAGCAACTACAGGCGCAGTCTTTACCTGTAACGTGTTGCCAGTATTCCCATCAGTCGGTGGAGAAGCACCAGGCGCACAGACTCAATCTTGGTCATTCACAGTCGTGGGTGTCCCAACAGAGAACTTCAGCTAACATCTAACTAACGGGAGCAAAGATGCAACAAACATACATAATTAAATACAGCAATGGTGAAGAGCAGACACTGACTGCATTTCCACCAGACTTTGCAAAATGGGAACGAGCAACAACCAAGTCAATCGCTCAATTTGAGGGAATCTGGGATTTGTTATTTGTAGCCCATAGCGCATATAAAAGAGAAGCAGCAGGCAAGCCAACCAAGCCTCTTGAGATTTGGATGGAATCAGTTATCGATTTCGACCGAGTAGCTGATAGCCCAAAAGCCATAGCAGAGGAAGCGTCAGCCGACTCTTAGTAGAACTGGCAATAGCCACAGGAATACCGATGAGCGAATGGAACGATGCCGGCGATATTCTGACAGCGATTGAAGTATTGGAGGAGCGACATGGCAAGTGATGCAATCGCATATGATCGCAAAGAACTTCGTGCGATTACTTCCGCATTCAAGGCAATGTCAGAAGAAGCAGTTATCCAGGCTAAGAAGGAATCCTCAGCTTTAGCAGAGTTTGCAGCAGATAAGATTAAAGCGGCAGCAGCTACCAGAACAGTCTCTGGTATTGCTGCTACTCGTATTGCAAGCGGTGTGAGAGTTTCCAAATCATCTAGAGTTGGCGAGTTCTCTTATGGATTTGCATCTCAGCGATTCTCAGGCGGTGCAACTACCCGTGACCTATGGGCTGGTATGGAGTTTGGTTCTAATCGCTTTAAGCAGTTCCCTAATCGGACACCAAGTTTCGGCAGAGGCAATGCTGGTTACTTTATCTATCCAACACTCAAAGCTATTCAGCCACAACTGGTTCAGCAATGGGAAGAAGCATTCGGCAAGATTCTAAAGGAGTATAACTAATGGCAGGAAGTAGAACGCTCAAGTTATCTATCCTTGCAGATGTCGATGACCTCAAGAAGAAGCTCAATCAAAGCTCTACTGAAGTTCAGACCTTTGGCGATAAGGTTACAAAGTTTGGCAAGATTGCAGGAGCGGCCTTTGCTGCTGCTGGAGTCGCTGCCGCTGCTTATGCTGGCAAGTTGGCAGTTGATGGAGTCAAGGCTGCCATTGAAGATGAAGCTGCACAGGTTGCTTTAGCAGGAGCATTAGAACGTGCAACAGGGGCAACGAAAGACCAAATCAAAGCAACAGAGGACCAAATCCTCAAACTATCTTTAGCCACAGGTGAATCAGACAATAACCTTCGTCCAGCCCTAAGCCGACTAGCGGTAGCAACAGGCGATGTCAATAAGGCTCAGGATTTACTGACAACAGCATTAGATATCTCAGCGCAAACAGGTAAGCCACTAGAGACTGTCTCCAATGCCCTTGGTAAGGCATACGAGGGCAATACAGCCGCTTTGGGCAAGTTAGGCATCGGATTATCCTCAGCAGAGCTTAAGACCATGTCATTTCAAGACGTGCAGAACAAACTCACTAACCTATTCGGCGGAGCAGCAGCGGCAAACGCTGAGACATATCAGGGGCGCATTGATCGTCTTAAGGTTGCATTTGATGAAGCCAAAGAAGGCATCGGGGCAAGACTCCTGCCAATTATTGAAAGCCTAGTAGATATTATTGTTAATAAGGTTGTGCCTAACCTAAGCAAGTTTGCAGAGATGTTCAAGCCAATCACAGATGCAATCTTTCGCAACAAAGAGACATTTAGAGACTTTGGAAGGTTTTTAGTAGATTACATCGTGCCAATTCTTGTGGTCACATTAGGCGGTGCGCTTAAGGTTGTGGGCAAGATTGCTGGCAGTATTATTGACATTATCGGAGATGTTATCTCAGGCATCACTAGGGCTGTTCAAGTTGCTATCAATGCAATCAATACAGTCATCAAGGCTTATAACGCCATTCCTATTTTGCCAAACATTCCTACCATCGGCGGAGCTGCGCCTGCACCATCAATGCCAGCAAGCAGTATGGATGCAGCAAGAGCATCGGCAGTCAATATCACAGTCAATGGTGCAGTAGATCCTGCTGGCACAGCTCGACAGATTGCGGGACTTCTCAAGACTGAAGCCAACACAAGCGGTTCATTCAATACTCTTGGATTGAGCACATTCGGATAATGACTTGGAATCCTAATTGCACTGTAACTGTCGATGGAGTTGATTATAGTTCAAAGGCTATAAACGCTGTCACAGTAAATTATGGGCGCACAAGCTACTGGGAGCAAGCCAGAACAGGTTATGCCACAGTAGAGATTGTTAATTGGGATGATACAGACTACGCCTTTGAAATCAATGATTCAGTTGTAATTACCGTTGATAACGCCTCGGCCGTTGCGCGCACAG